GAGCAGGAAGATAAACTTCCGGCTATGGTGAGAATTGGGTTGTGCATATCTACCAACGACATTGAGGATGCTCTCAAGCGGTTGGAAAAATTTGAGATAACCCAAGACAAGCCAAAACAGGATCGCTTTTTATCCCCTGGCGATGACTCAGTAACTCCTCTCGTTCCGAAAGGGCGAGGGGAGCGAAAAGTCGTACAAGCCGCTTAAACATGGGTCTTAAATGGCAACGCTTAATGGCTACATTACGGAAGTCCGTAGGCTGCTGCATGATGCTAACGGGAACTTCTATTCTGACTCCGAACTGACTGATTACATCAACGGAGCGCGGGAGCGTGTTGCCAGAGATACGGGCTGTTTACGAACGCTACAAGTTTCCCAAACCCCTATAGCCCCAGTTGGGTATACGGGTACACCAGTCGCTTGGACTGCTAATACCGCAGTCGCGCTGAATGATCTGATCTTTTCTAACATCTTCACCTATATCGTTACGACGGCTGGAACGACAGGTGATGATCCACCGCCTTATCCATTACAGACCGGCGCAATTCCGCCGACTACGCCTTTTGCAAATGGTACGGCGCAGTTCACATACGCTGGCAATGTTGAGATCATTCCTTACGTTAGCTTGCCTAAAAGTTTGCTAACGCTGGATGTTTTGAATATCAACATTTATTGGGGAAATAGCCGCTACCCGTTGTCCTATTTGCCATGGACGCAATTTAATGCTCAGTTGCGGTATTGGCAGAATTACCTTGGTAGACCAGCGGCATTCTCAATTTTTGGTCAAAACCAGATTTACGTTTCGCCGGTTCCTGACCAGGCTTACTTGATGGAATTGGATACAACGATCTTGCCTACGCCGTTGGTGAATGGCGCACAGGTAGATGAAATCGTTGATCCGTACACAACACCCGTGGCGTATTACGCTGCGTACACGGCGAAGTTCAAAGAACAGTCTTATGGCGAATCTGAAATCTTTTTCCAGCAATACGTCAGCAAAGCCCGTTCTGTTCTCAACACGACATTTACTCGGCGTTTGCCTGACCCTTATAGCAATCCTTACTAACTATGGCTGCGACAGAGCAAAAGAAAAGCTATGCAGTAGTCAAGAACTTTAAGGGTGTAAACACCAAGGCTAACCGCACGGCGATTGATAAGGAAGAATTTGCATGGCTAGAGAATGCCATGCCGATTGGTTACGGCAACCTTAAAATCCTACCGACCTACGCCACCGCTAATGTCACGTTTGCCAACACAGTAACGACGCTGCTTTCGTCTAACCTGAACAACTTGGATTATGTGATCGGGTTTGAAGAAAATGGCAGAGCAGAATCCGTCAATGTAGAAACGAATGTTAAAGCGAATGTGGCTGTGGCTGGTACGTTCTCCAATGCCGGAATTCGCTTGACGCAATGGAAAGACAACATTGTTTTAATCGGTGATCCTAACAACGGTGTCTTTTCGTGGGATGGTACTAACCTTGTGTCTATTGGTTCTGTTGGATCAATAGCAATTACCAATGGTGGAAGTGGATACACCAGCACTCCAGCTATCGTTATCTCGGCTCCAAACCAGACTGGTGGCATTCAGGCGACGGCTCAAGCAACGGTTACTGCTAATGCGGTTTCGTTTATCACGCTAACAGAAGCCGGTTCTGGTTACACCTCGCCCCCAACCATAACTATCTCAGGTGGTGGCGGCGCTAATGCCACAGCTATTGCTAGCCTTGTGACATTTAGAAAAGGCACGGTGGCGGTCAATGTGACGAACGGCGGCACGGGTTATACCAATGCTGCCAACATTGTGGTGACGATTGCTGGTGGCGGTGGAACAAATGCTGCGGGTACAGCGATTGTTACAGGCGGTCAGATCAGCCGTGTGGTGATGACAAACCCTGGCACGAACTACAGCAACAACAGCAATATCACAGTAACAATTACCGGTGGTGGAGGCTCAAATGCAACAGCCAACGCAGTCATCACTACCGAGCAAGTGTCCGGTATCCAGACCTTCTCAGGCCGCAACTGGGTGGCTCAAGGAAGGACTGTGTATTACTCTGCTGCTGGTAGCTACAGCGACTTTACAAGTGTGTCTGCTGGCGCTGTTACTCTGACCGATACCACACTTCACAGCAACATCATCCAGTTACTGTCAGCCAACAACTTCCTGTACATCTTTGGCGAGGACAGCATTAACGTCTTCTCTGATGTCAGGGTGACAAATGTTGGCACAACAATATTTACCAACACCAACGTATCTGCGTCGGTAGGTACACGGCTGCCCTACGCCATCTTCCCGTACTTCCGTTCTGTGCTGTTTATGAACGAGTATGGTGTGTACGCGCTAGTAGGTTCAACTACCTCCAAGTTGTCAGACCAACTAGACGGTGTGTTCCCCAACATTGACTTTGCCACAGCCCAAGTTACTGCTGGTCAGGTGCTGCTGAACAACATTTTGTGTGCGGCGTTCAACATTCGGTACAACGACGCTGGAACGTACCGTTATATCCAGGCGGTGTTTTTCGAGAAGAAATGGTTTTTCACAAACCAGAGTAACGACCTAAAGTTGATGACTTCTGTGGCGACCGGCGGCAAGATTAATATGTACGGCACGAACGGTACGAACTTCTTGCAGTTGTACGGTGACACGACGGCGAATACTGTACCGAGCATTATTCAGACGGCGCTTGACCCGATGACTGACCCGATCCGCACGAAACAGGCGTTAAAGGTGGGTATTGAGGCAACGATTACAAATGGTGGTTTTTTAGATGTCACCATTGATAGCGAAACAGGTTCCAGCCCAACTTACTCTCTAGGAAACTTTGTTAGTTGGTTAAATAACTTTGGCAACCCTATACCCTGGACAAATAACAGTAGCACGATTATTTCATGGTATGGCGGTCAGGGTTATGTGCTGTACAAAACAGACGCGCAGCAGTGGGGTAAATACTTAGGGATGACGGTAACATCCAACTCAGCGGCGATGGTGATCAACGGATTTGAGTACGAACACGAATTGAGAGTGAGGTTCTAAATGCCAGTACCTAACAGTTTTGCCAATGTCACAACGTCTATACCGTTGTCACAGTTGGATGCCAACTTTAATACCCCGATCACGCTTGGCAATACCGCCATTCAGCTAGGTAATACGGTCACGACGCTAAACAACATGACGTTGGCGAATGTGACGGTGACTAGCGGTAACGTGACGATTACGAATGTAACGGTGACTACGGCGAATGTCACGACTGCCAACATTGCAACAGCAAACGTAACGACTAGTCAGATATTGAACTACGGTACAGCTAACCAAGTTCAATTTTTGAATGCTAGCAAGGCACTGACCGGCTCTGCCAATCTGACGTTCGATGGCACAACGCTAACACCGCATACGCTTACCGTATCTACAGGCGTATTGACTGTGCCAGCCGGTAGCAATACAGCGCCTAGCATTACGACATCAGGTGATACCAACACAGGTATTTTTTTCCCTGCTGCGGATACGATTGCATTTGCTGAAGGCGGTGCAGAAGTAGCTCGGTTTAATAGCGCAGGGAACTTTGGGATTGGTACGAGTTCGCCTAATGCAAATTCAAAATTAGATGTAGCAGGTATTTCGCAGTCAAGTAGCGCTTCTTTCCCCGTTTTCCAGTTGTACAACTCTGGGCTTGCATCAAACGCGTATTTCAGAATTGCTTATGATTCGGCTAACAATTTAGTATTTAACAATGTAAACAACGCATACAATTCTTCTACTGAGTTCATGCGTATCGACTCCTCCGGCAACGTGGGGATTGGCACGAGTACGCCTTCCACTTATGGAACCGGCCTTGTTGTGTATAACTCTGCAACTGGTGTTGTTCGTTCTGTTGGCGGTTCAGTAACCGCTTATATGTTTGCATCAAATGGCGGCGGTCTAGGAGCGACTGGAACAGAAACAAACCATCCGTTTGCTCTTTACAGTAACAACACCGAACGCGCCCGTATCACCAGCGGTGGTGATTTTTTGGTGGGGACAACAAGTCTTGGAAGCGGCAAGTTTCAAGTCGCTGTTGCTGATGGTTCTGGTTGGTACGGAAATTTTGGAAGTTCGTCTACAGGTGTTTTGCTTGGAATCAGAAGTTCGCTTGCGTCCATTGGAACTAACGGAGCTGTTGCGCTTGCTTTGAACCCTGATGGTGGCGAAGTCCGTGTTGCTGGAGTAACAGATCAAGGCGCATTCAACCTTCAGTGTAACGGCACAGGTGTATGGGGCGCTGGTGCTTATACCAACGGTTCCGATGAGCGTATTAAGGAAGATATTGCCCCGATTATGTCAGGCTTGGATGTAGTCACCAAACTGAATCCTGTCACCTATCGATACAAAGAAGATTGGTCAAAAGACCAAAGCACTCAAACAGGCTTTATTGCTCAAGAGTTGTTGGTGGCAATGGAAGGTAAAAACTACGTTGATGGCGTAGTTATGCAAGGTGGTTCAGAAGGATACTACAGCGTGGCTTATCAAAACATTATCCCGCTGCTAACCAAAGCCATTCAAGAACTCAACGCCAAAGTCAAAGCACTTGAAGCACAACTGAAAGGCGCAGCATGAAATTTGAACTAGACCAAAACGAAGCGCAGTTTATCGTACAGGTAATCGGCAACCTGCCTACTCAGTCAGGAGCGCATCCTCTGTGGCAGAAGCTGGTAGCACAGTTTAACGAGCAACTACCCAAGCAGGAGGTACAAGAATGAGTACAACATTTAATTGGACTGTCGATGCAATGGATTGCTATGTACAGTCACAAGGCAATACGGATGTGGTTTATACCGTTCACTGGCGCTGTACAGGCGTTGATGGTGATGCCTCTGTTTCTGTTTATGGCACTTGCGCTATCCCTTATGCGGGAGGTAGCTTTACGCCGTATGAATCCTTGACGCAAGAGGAAGTTCTTAGCTGGATTTGGGAAGACGGTGTTGATAAAGACGAGGTTGAAGCTAACGTCGGCAATCAAATCAATGCCATCCTAAACCCAACGACTGTGACACCACCACTGCCTTGGAGTGAATAATGGCTGTCAACGCACCCTTTACTCCGTCCGGTAACACCGTGACGTTTACGGCAGCAGTCACAGCGCCTACGCCTGTGCAAGCTGTGTCTACTACTTTGGGTGGCAACCAGTACCGCATCTTGAATGCTGGCTCTGTGGTGGCTTTTCTTGGCATTGGCACGACAGCAGCTTTGGCAAACTCTGCGGCTGTGGCGGTGACTTCTACAGGATCGGCTATCCCGTTGTTGGCGGGTACGGATGAGATCATCACGTTTGCCCCTAACGCTTTCTTTACAGCGGTTACAGCCAGCAGCAGCGCAGTCATCTACATCACGCCAGGTGACGGGAATTAACCATGCTAAAGACAGTAAGCACCTATATCAATGTTATCGGCGCTCTTGTTTACAAGGGTACTTGGAACGCTGCGACGAACAATCCGTTCTTGCAGTCTTCTGTCGGTGACAAAGGTGATTACTACGTTGTTAGCCAAGCAGGTACAACGAACCTGAACGGCATAACAGACTGGCAATTAAATGATATAGCCGTGTTTAACGGCGCAGTCTGGCAAAAGATTGATAACACGGATGCTGTTTTGTCCGTCAATGGGCAAACAGGTGCGGTGGTACTGACAGCCCCTGATGTGGGTGCAGCCCCGAACACAGCCTTTGTGATTGCTGGAACTGCCTTAACGGGTGGTGGTCAGTTGACGGGTAACGTCACCCTGAACCTGGCGAACACAGCGGTTGCAGCCGGTAGCTACGGTAGTGCAACGCAGGTATCGCAGGTCACTATAGACGCACAGGGTCGGATTACCAGTGCGGCTAATGTCACCATAGCCATTTCTACAGCAAATGTGTCTGGTCTAGGCACGATGGCAACACAGAACGCCAATTCTGTAACGATTACGGGCGGCTCTGTCGGAAATGCGACATTGGCTAACGCAAATATCACCAGTGTTGCGGCAACATTCCCTAATAACTATCTTGCTAACTCTTCTACCACGCTAGGTAACACTACATTAACGCTTGGCAGTACGGCAACCAGTGTCGGAAACCTGACACTAGCGAATGTGACAGTCAGTAGTGGCAGTGTCACGGCTAATGTGACATCAAACAGTGTGAATTTCACGGGTACAACGTCTGTAAGCGCAACATTCGCAACGTCTAGTTTGCCGTTAGTACCAGAGGGCTACATTACGATTCAGATTGGCGGTGTTGCCAAGAAAATTCCTTACTACGGAGTCTAAATTGGAAGGCCAAATGCTTTTTAACATCATAGTCGGGATTGCAGCATTCTTTGGTGGCTGGACTTTGAACCGGATCACTAAGATGTTGGATCGTATGGACGAAGATATTCGGGATTTACCCCACGACTATGTAAGCAAAGAGGCTTACAAGACTGATATTGCCGACATCAAGGGTATGTTGGGCAAGATATTCGACAAACTTGACGGAAAAGTTGACAAAGTATGAATATGGATACCCTCAGTATCGTTAAGTTCGG